ACGTGGCTCGCAGGCCAGGACAGGAAGGAAGACCACGTGATTTCCCCGCACCCGATGGGTTTGAGGCTGCTTGGGTGGCAGCGGAGATAATTGAGCGGGATGAGGGCGAGAAACGCCCGGGACCAAGGTTCGCTGGTCCTAGTTTACAAGTTGGGGCGCCACCGGGTGATGAATCAAAGAATCGCCCTGTGAAGGTGCTGACGGTGGAATTGTACAAACCGACCAGATTGTCGGCCACCGCAGCAGACGACGCGCACGGGCGACTTTGGGTCGACCCGGAGCTGCTTGGGGTCTTGCAAATGCTTGCAAGCCGGCAGGAAAGGGACAACCTGCTCCTCGCTAAGTTGAAGACTGAGGCCAAGCAATACCTGAAGACTATGGATTGTCGCAGGTATACGTCCAAACAGATAGCCCGTATAGCGGACAATACCGCTATAGCTGCTATGGACGTGCCAGATTGGGAACAGGCGGGGAATCACTTCCTCGCCGATCGCGTCGTTCAGCGCAACATGCGCGAGGCTAATCAAGCCTATCGCGGTGGAGCGCTGCCGGTGGTGCCAGGTTGGTTCACCTGGATAGGGGAGTGGTGGCAGGATAGGAGGTTGACGCCGACTATCCCGTACCGCAACCCCAAAACATAGAGGGGCCTCCAGTCAGTGTACGGCGGTTGTCAGAGGCGTGTGGCATTGAAAGGATTACAACAGAGCCATGGTGTTTTTACCGCCGTAGTCACCCTACCTGATGGAGGATGTCGACATGTCGACAAGTCTAAATCACACGCCATAGTGGATTTACCACGAGAGTTTTACGATTACGGATACACTTGGCACGCGCATCTACACAATGATTGCGTGTGCAACGAGTTGGTAGCGTTACACAATAGGCATTTGATGCATGATGATGAAGTCGCAGTGAGCCACGAGGGGCTGTTGAACCTCGCGGAAAGCAGGCGGCTGATGCTCGCTGAGCTGCATCCAGTGTCACCGTGGACGTACGAGAAGTGTATTGGGCGTATGCCCAAAGCCAAGCAGGGGCCGTATCGTAAGGCAATGTTGTCGTTGCTGCAGGATGATATTACGAAGTTTGATGCAGCAATCGACTTCATGTTAAAGCTGGAAAAAGTGGAGCTGGACAAGTTAAAGATCGGCAAAGCTGGGCGCGGGATACAGTATCGTGGAAAACGGTACACGCTCGCGTTGATGGCCGCAGGGTTGAAAAGCATAGAGGAGGAGACGTACAAGCGAATGAGGTTTGGGCCTAGTGCCACCCGCAACATCGCTAAGGGTTTGAACCAGAGTCAGCGGGCAAGATTGTTGCACACGAAATGGGGTAGCTTCGGTGACCCCGTCGCCGTGCTGTTTGATGCCACTGCCTGGGACGCCCATGTGGTGTTGCCATTGTTGGATATGGAACACTCCTACTATAATCTAGCTCTACCCAGTCGAAGGATGAAGATGCTACTCTCGTGGCAAAGAAAGAATCGTGGGCGGACGAGGGGCGGCATAAAGTATGTCGTCCAAGGCACACGCATGTCAGGCGATGCTAACACAGCGCTCGGCAATTGCGTGTTGAACCTGATGATCCTGATGTCGGTCTTACGAACGGCAGGGGTTGTCGGGGAAATCCTGTTGGATGGAGATGATTCAGTTGTCATCATCGAAAGGCGTGATCTGCCGTTGGTTAAGGCAGTAAACATAGGCGAACACTACGGGATGAACATGAAGATGGAAATCGCCGAGTCTTTCGAGCACATCGATTTTTGCCAGTCCCGTCCCGTGGAGATTAGTGACGGGGAATGGCGCATGGTTAGGTATCCTACACGCGCGATGTCGAAAGATGTTGTGTGTGTTAGGAACATGGTTGGCAAATGGCACCAGTTGGCTAAGGCCATTGGTGAATGTGAGCTATCGATGTGCTCGGGCGTTCCTGTTTTGCAGGAATTCGCCCTAATGATGATGCGTGCTGGGGGCAGTGTCAAGTGCAGTTCTGCGGGCACCACACTGTTTGCCTTTGAAGACCTAGTCTATAGGGCTGGGAGGGAAGGACCAGCAGTAGCGAGGCCGATCACTAACTGCGCTAGGCGTAGTGTGTGGGAGGCATTTGATTTGTCACCGATGGAGCAACAGGAACTCGAGAGCAGGTTGCGAGCCCACGAGCCATTAGTACACCCAACTAGGCTCGCGTTAGATTTAATGGGTGACGGCGTACCCGTATAATACGATGATCCCGC